TCCTGAAAAACACGATCCTGAACGAGTGTTTGCAATGCTATGTTACAGGGGTATCCATTATGCTAAATGGGTTTATTTACAACCATTCAATATAAATCACTGGAATCTGTTTGATCCTAGACAAGCAGAGAAGTAACACAAGAGGGGGTTTTCCCCTCTTTTTTTTTTAATTATGTCTTATTTTACTCAAACATCTGACGCTCCATATGATCGTCACAAATATAAATTAATCTTCAAAAACAAAAAAGCGATGGTCATTGATGACTGGGATCTTTTAAGAAACACATGGTTTAATTATGCTGGAACACGTCAACTAGATAGAGTAGAGGTACTTGACAACTAGAAACAGAGGTAGAAAGTTATGTCGTCAAAGGAATCAAACGAGATGTCACCAGTCGAAAGATTGCATAATGACATTAGAAAACATCATGAAAACCCTAGACCAGAGGAAGATATAGCAGAGATGATGAAAGCAATTATTGATGCAGAAGACATTAACTATGACGACATGGCAGGAGGATGAAAACATTATTTCTTTTTGGTATCCTAGTATTGATACTTTTTATTTCGGTGATAACAGATACAACAACATGTTTGTTTCCTTTAATAAGGTCAGAGATAAGTTGTTTCTAATAAATATACTCAAAAACAAGGGGGGTTGACAAATGGCGATTGATAAAGTAAGATTAAAGGCGTTATTAAGCGACCTTAAACGTCTTACCAATGAATTAGAATCAGAAATTTATTCTGATTTATCTTCTTATACGTATGATGAAATTGCAAAGTGTCGTCCTCTTTCTTTAGACGATGATGATGGGTACCCTGATTAAAATATGGAAATACTCTCTTGGAAGTTTTTCCGATGATAAGACAGCACCTTATGATAACGTAGTTGCTATTGTAAGAACTGTTATATTTGTTTCTTATTTGGTGACAAATTGTTTTATCATATCAGGAGTCATTAGACATTGGAACAACAATGGTTCAGAATGTCGTAATGCACACCTTGACATAATCCCAAAGAAAGTGTATACTAAATAACATTACGAAGGACTCGAAAGATCGTAACCCTACGTAGATTAAAAGATACCCATGTCGGGGTCATCTAACATCCGTAGGGTTTTTCCTTACGAGAAAATATTTAAACAAAAATGATTAAATCAACATTAGCAGCAGTTGCTGCATCTCCATTCCTTTTCGCTGGTGCTGCTTTTGCAGGTCCTTATGTTAACGTAGAAGTTAACTCCTCTTTAACAGGATCTGATTACACAGGCACAACGACTGAAGCACAAATTGGTTGGGAAGGAGAAAACTGGTATGTATCTGGTGGTCCTATTGTAACTGCTGCTGACGGTGGCGATTCAACCACTGATTTCATTGGATACCTTGGTGGTTCTGTTGACGTAACAGATGCCGTTGGTGTTTACGGTGAGTTCTCAGTACAAACTGCAGAAGGCAGTGACAACGGATACGGTGTAAAATTAGGAACTAAGTATACTTTCTAAATTATACACTTTTAAAAATAGGGACCTATTGGTCCCTTTTTCATTAGAAAAATTAATCAGGGTTGACACCCTGATTTTTTATTATTATAATTAATTACAGTTATTCACAACACATGGAAGTAATTCTATACTCTAAAAAGGATTGTCAATGGTGTGAAAGAGCAAAGATGCTTTTCAATAACCTTGATATCAAATACATCGAATACAAGTATCAGAACGACTTTACTAAAAAAGAATTCTACGCTGAGTTTGGTGAGGGTGCTACCTTCCCCCAAATTTCTATTAACACTAGACACATCGGAGGATTTAAGGATACACTGCATTATCTTCAAGAAAACAAACTCATCTAATGGAACCTACAGAAGAACTTTATTCTCTCGTTGAAAGATCTATCGATGCTGCTTTTGATGGAAAGTTTATGTTCGATCTTTATACCTACGTCAAATCATATAAGTTCACTCGTAGAGAGGTGAGCAAATTTATTGAAAGTTCTACTGCTGCAAGTATATCTGACACAGTTTTAGAGTTAGAAAGATACTTAAAGGGTAAGGACACTATTGCTAAAGAAGCATATGGACATTTGTCTAAACCTAAAGCACGTAAAATTAAGGACTATCTCTACAAAATTTTAAATGATGCATGGAAGTATGAACAAGAAAGAAAACCAGGAAGAAAACCTGGATCAAAAACCAGAAAAAGAAAAGCAGCAATCACCAATAAATAAAGGTGATGAGTTTATGCTTCAAAGGAGAAAGCGTCAAAAACAAAAATTAGAAGAACCTGAAAAGGATCAACCTAAAGAGGAGGGTAAAAAGATGGAATTTACGGACTTATCTGTAGTTCTTGTGTTCTCAACTTTATTTACTGTTGGTGGAACACTGTTGGGATTTATATTTGGATGGTTTGCTCACACATATTACGAGCATCTCACTGAAAGCATTTCAGATGCACGTGAAGAAGTTTCTTTGACACCTCATCCAGAAATGATGGATGAAGAAGGAAATCCACTTCCATTTTATGTTTCAAAATTGATCAGTGTAGATTTTAATCAAAAAGATCCCTTTGACACAGATCCCTTTGAGGATAATGACTAAATAAACAAAACGATTCTTTGTATTTCTTATGAAACTATTGATTTCTGAAGTTATGAAAAAGGCATCTAATGCCAAAACTAAAGCACAAAAGATTAAAATTCTCAGAGACAATAACACACAAGCACTTCGCTCAGTGTTAAAATGGAATTTTGATCCTGGTATTAAATCTGACCTGCCTGAGGGTGAGGTTCCATATAATAAAAATGATGCACCTATTGGTACAGAGCATACAGTTCTTGAAAGAGAATATCGTAACCTCTGGAGATTTATTAAAGGTGCTAATGATCTTACCAACATGAAGCGAGAGCAATTATTCTTTCAACTTCTTGAAGGTCTTCATGAATCAGAAGCAGAAGTTATCTGCTTAGTGAAAGATGGAAACCTGCAAGATAAATTTAGAATTACTCACGCTGTAGTAAAAGAAGCATTTCCAGAAATTAAATGGAATGCATAACAGAAGTAGAAAATTCATCAATGACCTTTGCCCTGACAGATTCAGATAAAAAACAGTTGCGTTCTAATTATGACGTGATGGTTTTTTCTCATGACTGTAAACCTGAGACCATTGATAAGAAAAAGTTTCCAAGCAATGCTGTTCTTGTAACATATGAAATTAATGGTGTTGTCAAACATGACCATGTTGTTGGACCAAAAAATGTAAAAGTTTTTGATGCTTATTATGATCTTCTCAAAACAGTAGGAGGTAAGATATTGACGATGGAAACTATGTATGGTATGATAAATCCAAAACTGTGGAACGATCCCACAACAAAAAAATCACCAACCAAGAAAAAGAAATGACTCGGACTTATTCGTACAGCGAAGAGGAATTACAATTACGCTCTGCTGTATACACCATTCTTCTCAATAAGTTTGGTGGTTTGAGAAAAGAAAATGGAGAACCAAAACATAGCATGAGAAGCATTCAAGAATGTTGTCATGATTGGGTGTCTCAAGGTCATGTCAGTTCATCTGGCATTGTGAAATACTATCAAGCGTATTATGCAAGTTAAAGTTATCAACGTTACTCCTGATGCTGAAAAACATATGGGGTACGTAGCACGTGTCAGCAACCCCAAGAACCAAGAGAATCCGAAGGTTGCAGGTCTTTTATCCTATTGTATAAAACATCAGCATTGGAGCGTCTTTGAGCAGGCATTCATGACACTTGAGATTGAAACCACTAGAGGACTAGCAGCACAAATTCTAAGACATCGTAGTTTTACATTCCAAGAATTTTCTCAGAGGTATGCTGATAGTTCTATGTTGGGAAATAAGATTCCTATGTTTGAGTTACGTCGTCAGGATACGGAGAACCGTCAAAATTCTATTGATGATGTTGATCCTTTCTTAAAACAAGAACTTGAGATTGCCATTGAAAAGTATTTCAATGAAGGCATGGACATCTACAGACACATGCTTGACATGGGTATTGCAAAAGAGTGTGCAAGATTTGTTCTTCCTCTCGCTACACCTACAAGATTGTATATGACAGGTTCAGTTCGTTCTTGGATTCATTACATAGAACTACGATCTGCTCATGGCACACAGAAGGAACATATGGATATTGCAAATGAATGTAAGTGTTTGTTTGCAGGAGAATTTCCAATAGTTGCTGAAGCATTAGGATGGACTCATCACAAGGAGGACAAAGATGCCTAGTTACGATTTTAGAAATAAAGAAACTGGTGAAATAATTGAAGTCAGTATGAGTTTTACAAAACTTAATAAATACAAAGAGGATAACCCTCATTTAGAACAGTACCACTCCAGTTTTCCTGGTTTGGTTGCTGATGCTCATATTAGAGACAAGAGACCTGATGGTTTCAAAGATGTCTTAAAGAGTATTGCGAAAGCAAATCCTGGTTCAACAATTGACACTAACTTTACAAGTAACACTTAAATGCCAAGAAAAAGAAAGGACGCTCAGTTCGATTTTGTTAACAGCACTCCTAAGCAAATGAGACGTAAGAAACCAATTAATTATGATCACTTAAAAGAGATCAAATCATTAACTGAAAATCAAAAAGTTGCATTTGATGCATACGAAAAAGGTCAGAATCTTTTTCTATATGGTTGTGCAGGAACAGGTAAAACATTTATTGCAATGTACCTAGCATTAAAAGAAATTCTTTCAGATAGTAATGCTTCTTATGATAAACTGTACATGGTACGTTCTTTAGTTCCTACAAGAGAGATTGGATTCTTGCCAGGTGATCATGATGACAAGTCAAACTTGTATCAGATTCCATACAAGAACATGGTTGAACACATGTTTAAGATGCCAGATGATCCAGCATATAATATGTTATATGATAATCTAAAGGCACAAGAAACTATTTCTTTTTGGAGCACATCTTTTCTTCGTGGTACAACACTTAATAATGCTATCATCATAGTTGATGAGTGTCAGAACTTAAACTTTCATGAATTAGATTCAATCATTACTCGTGTTGGTACAGATTGTAAGATAATTTTTGCTGGTGATGTTATGCAAACAGACCTTGTTAAAACCAATGAGCGTAATGGTATTCTTGACTTCATGAAAATCCTTGAGGTTATGGAAGAGTTTACAAGCATTGAATTTGGCACTGAAGACATTGTAAGAAGTGGTCTTATTCGTTCTTACATTCTAAGTAAAATGCATATGGGGTTTGGTTAATGTTCAATCATGTTATTATGGAGATGTCTCTTGAAGACATCTGTGCAAGAAATGTAGGAGGTAAAAGA